CGCCGGGACTTTGCAGAGGCCATTGGCGTGAGTTCGGAGACGGTTCGCCGTTATGTCGCTGGCACGCGCATTCCCGAAAAGGAGGTCATGGAGAAGATTGCCGAAATTACCGCGTTACAGGTGACGGCAAACGACTTCTTCGGGATCGCTGCGTAATGGCCGCTTACATAGGCGGCTCCGAGTTTTCGCGCGACGACCGCGCGGTTGGGCGGAGGCCAAACGCCCCCGGCTTCCGCCCCATTCCCTCAGGCGAAAGCTGACGGATCATGGGGGGGATTCTAAACAGCAAGGAACCGCTCGCCATCTACGGCGACTTCCCGTTCGTTCCCTTGGAAATGCGGCCCGCCCGCAAGTGGGAGGGGGGAGCGTCCGAGCATAGCGGACGGGCCGACGAACAAGGTGACAGCATCGCACGTCATCACAAGATTGCCCTTACATGAACAGCGCTCCGAAAATCTTCGGTAAACCGCGCGACGAGCTTCTCGGCGACATTGGCTACGCCTTGCAGCAGGTGAAGCGATCCCGCGGCCTTAGCTCTGACGACATGCGCGTCGTGTTCGGCCTCAAAGACGACGACATGGTGTCGAAATATATCGCCGGTGAGAACGCGATGAGCGTTGTTTCCTGGCTACGCGCACTTGAGGCGTGGCCCGAGCTCCCGGAACTTATATCGGAATCCGACACCGAACGCGCCCTCAAGGGTCGCCAACGCTCGCTCACGCTTCCCATGCCGCCACCCGAGGAGAAGGCGGCGTGATCCTCCGTATGTGTATGCGTCTCGGTCGCTGGTATGCCCGCGCGCTGCTCCTCGCGATCTGGAGCGGCGTCTGCATGTTAATCGGCGCCGGCTGGCTCTACATCGCTTTGCTCGGCGTCCTCAGAGCGAGGGGCGTGCTATGAGCATTCCCTACGGTTCCGAGACCAAACGGCGCGGCATTTGCCCCGAATGCAGCGGCCCCATGTTTTGCAAATCTAAGATGTGCTTCAGGTGCCGCCACGCGCATCGTTGGCCGGATCTCAAAACCTACATCCTAGATCGCGTCAAGAAAGAAGATCGCGGCTACTCTACGCCCTGTTGGATTTGGCAAGGCCAAGTCAACGAGCGGGGATATGGCCGTGGCATGAACTCCACGCGCGGCGGCAAGTTCGCTGTCCATCGCGGAGCATATGAATTGTTCGTTGGGCCAGTTCCCGAGAACATGCATATCGATCATCTCTGCTGCGTTCGTAGCTGCTGCAATCCGGCCCACTTAGAGCCTGTCACACAACGGGAAAATAATCGCCGGACTGGTGAGCGTAACAGGGCGGCAGGATGCGCCCACGGTCACGCTGAGCGCGAACAATGCAGGAAATGCCGCGCTGCCGATTACCAGTGCACATTGAGAGACCTCGGCCTCCGCGCCCTTGAAGTGGGCATGGCGCGGTGATCCGCTTCCTCACATCGCTCGCAGCGCGGCGGCTGTCGAAGCGTCGGCAAGAGGCGCAGCGCGAACGCATCCTCGCCAAGGCGCGGCAGCTACGCGCGGAGCTTGGATTGCCACCCTCACCAGCATTGGGCGGGACATAGAGCCGTGGGGGGGGATACTCGGGAAAACATCGCTCTTGCGGCAGAACTGCCGTGGCCGCCGGCCAAGCTGAGCCCGAATGGCTCGCGTGGCAGCTACTTCGCGCACGCCAAGGCGTCGAGAAAATACCGCGGCGATTGCCTGATCTTCCTGCGGTCGCAGAACGTGCCGCGGCTCTACGTCGACCCTCCGGTCATGCTCGAGCTGATCTTCTGCCCGCCGACGCGGCAGCTTTCGGATCTGGATAACCTTCTCGCCCGCTGCAAGCACGGGATCGACGCCTTGGCCGAGGTCATGGGCGTGAACGACCAAGCATTCGAATACACGCTACGGCGCGGCGATCCGGTGAAGCACGGCAAAGTGCTCGTGAGGCTCGCATGAACGCGCCACCAGGAACAAAGGCATTCCACACATGCCAAGCATTCATTCGCGCTCGAGCATCGGGCGAGGAAGAATCGGACATCGTGGGCTATCTTGCGGAAGCTGAGGGCATCCAGCGCCCCGCGATCTGGAAACGCCTGCGGCAAGGCGGCGCCCTTCCGCCGTACAACGTGAGGCGCGAGCGGTCGGGACGATTGGCTGCCGGAATCAAGGGGCAATCGAACGAACCGAAGTTCGACATGGCCCAAGTGGTCGACCGCGATCCGTGCCAGCGTTGCGGGGCAAGGGGAGACTATGACTGCGGCCACCGCCGCGTGCGTCTTGGGACGCAGTTCTGATGAAGCACTTCCGCTTCCACAGCGCCTATGCGCCCGTAACGCAGCGCCAGTTCAACGCCGCGCTGGATGAGTTCGCCGAGCTCTTAAGCAGCGACATTCCGCTGCCCGAGATTGCCGAGCGAATGGCGATCAGCGGCGGGACCGCTTGCGTCATGCTTGAGACCATTCGCGGGCGGCTTGGGGCGCAGGCCATATGAGCCGCTTTCCCATTATCAACCGCCTGGACGCGGCGCTCGAGAAGATGGCGTTTCGCCGGATGGACGTGCGCGCCATTTACCTCACGGTCGAGGATCACGACGCACTGGACCGCGCCGAGTCAGCCCGTTGGAAGCGCAAGGTTTCGGTTCTCGAATACGAGGGCCATGAAATCAGGCGCGGCAACGTCTCCAAAATCTATTCGACGCACGGAGTTGAGATCGTCGTTCCGAAGCGGCTGAGCATGAAGGCTGCGGCATGACCGTCCTTCACCTAGCCCGCAACGCTCCCTCGCAAGTCGACCTAGCCCGCGCCACTTATCACGCGCTCCTCATTGCTGAGATCGACGACCCTCGGCTCGCTGCCATCGCAGAGCACCAGGAAGCGCTCACCGAAGCCCGCGAACGCTATCTCCACGTGCTCGAGCAAGCGGTGGAGGCTCAATGACCCTCCCGCTCACCGAAAAGCAGGAGCGACTGTGGCGCTACATCGCGTCATGTGAGCGATCACCTTCGTATGAAGAGATGGCGCGAGCGCTGGGACTCAAGAGCAAGTCGGAAGTGAACAGCGCCGTGCTGAGCCTGAAGCGGCGCGGCTATGTCAACTATATTCCGAACAAGGCGAGGACCATTGTGGCCCTTGACCCTCGGAATAATCCCGACCTGTCTAGTTTCAGTGTCGCCGAACTCGCTGCCGAGCTCGCGCGGAGGCTGGCCGCTTGAGCGGTTATGTTCGTCTGTACCGCTCGTTGATCGACGAGCATCCAGCGTTCCGCAATGACGCGGAAGCAATGGCCTTCGCCTGGCTGGTCGCGAAGGCTGCATGGCAGCCGACCAAGGTGCGTTACAAGGAGCGCATCATCTTCCTCGATCGCGGGCAGGCCGCAATATCAGTTCGCGACTTCGCTCGGGCAATGGATCGCGACAAGGCGTGGATCGAGCGCCTTCTCAAGCGCCTAAAAGCCGAGACAATGGTGACGACGCGCTGTGAGACAGGCGTTAACATTGTAACCATCTGTAATTATGAGATTTATCAGCGAAACGGCCTTGGCCGTGAGACACTGGGCGAGACGCCGCACGAGACAGGCGCGAGACAGGGGCAAGACACAGAACAAGTAATAGAAGAATCTAAGGAAGATAATAACTCTGCTTCGCAGAGTGTCGCGCGCCAGCCAGTTCAAGAGGCTGTTTCGTTCTGGAATGACAATGCTGGATCTGCAGGCTGGAAGCGCATTTCCGCATTGAACGACGCTCGGCGAGCGCATGTTCGCAACAGACTTCGTGAGCACGGCCTTAAGGGCTGGAAGGCGGCAATCGCTCGCGCCCGAGCGTCGCCATACCTCGCAGGGTCCGATCCGCCATCGTGGTTCACATTCGACTGGCTCTGCAAGCCGACCAATTTCCTCAAGGTGATCGAGGGCAATTATGACCGACGCAACTCAGATAGTGCCGACCCAACGCTCGTCGCCCTATCCAGCTTCAGAAACACAGGCCCTGGCGGCTGAAATCGCCAAGTGCCTCAAGCTGGTCGCTCCGAGCGCAATGAATGCGGAAGCGCAGACGGTGTGGCTTCATTCAGCCGTGGATGCGCTTGCCGGCATCAGGGCCAGCGAGGTCGCGGCGATCTCTGCAGAACTCAGGCGTTCGGTGACGCGGCCCGCCCAAATCGTGCCCGAGATTTCCCGGATGGTTGCCGAGAGACGCAGGCGATCGAGCTTCACAGAGGCGGATTGCGGACGATGCCGCTGCGGCAGAGGCACTGGCCCATTCGGCGGCAGGACAGACGTTCATTGGGTCGAACGAGACGGGCGAAGGACCATCGAATTTTGTGACGCATCGTAACGAAGGGGTGGGGATCATGTTCATGGCAAGGCTTGAAAGCATCGACCGCTTTCCCTGCGGAAGGCCAAGGCGCCACGGGCTGTTGAAGCCGGCGCCGTGTCCTGCAGACTTCGACGACAGGTTCGTCACCATCGGTCGGCTGCAATGCGAGGAATACTACCAGGTCGGGCGATTGCGGATCAACGACTGGCTGAAGGAGCGCGGTGAGGAGCGCCTGATCGCGGCTCGAGCAAACTACGTCCGCGAACAACGATCATCCAAAGCGCGGGAGCGCCGGATGAAGCGCGAAGTGGGATTCATCCTCAAGCAGACATACCCCGTTCGCGGGCCTTCGCTCACCCTCGCTCGTGAAGCGGCGCAATTCCTCCGCGCCATTCGCAACGGTGGGTGGATCATCTCACCCGCTCCCAACGGCATGTGGTTCGTCGGAGCTCGCAAGATGACCGCCGAGGAAATGGTCAGGCGAGCGGTCGCGAAAGGGTTCGGTGCAAACCTAAGCCCGACCGGCGATAAGCGGTAGAGTGCAGCCCATATGCCTCGCGGGCGGCCGTCCAAATTCAAGACCGAGTTCGTCAAGCAGGCTGCTAAGCTGGCGGGGCTCGGCGCGACTGACCGCGAGATCGCTGACTTCTTCGACGTCGACGAGCGCACGATCAATCGTTGGAAGTTCGACCACCCCGCTTTTTGTCAGTCCCTAAAGGTGGGCAAGGCCGACTGCGACAACAGGGTAGAGCAAACGCTTTATCGCAGGGCGGTAGGCTATTCGTTCGTTGGCGAGAAGGTGTTCCACTTCCAGGGGCATATTACCCGAACGCATTGTGTCGAGAATGTCGCGCCCGATGTAACAGCCTGCATCTTCTGGCTGAAGAACCGTCGCCCCGAGCAATGGCGCGACAAGCCGGATGGAATGGGTGACGACAATCTCGCCGACAAGATCGGCGCGCTGATCGACCGGCTCCCCAACTGATGCTGCAGAGTACGGGCCATCTCGCGTTCGATCGCCAGCTTGCTCGCTGGTATCAGCTCAAAGACCATCCCGTTCAGCTCGACTTGGTTGCAGCCGTTCCGAACGGCGTCCGCTTCCCGCTCGTGCCGGCGGGGCGCAGGTCGGGAAAGACCGAGCGCTTCAAACGCTTCATCACGAAGCAGGCGAACCGCGTTCCCGGCATGTATTTCGCCGCGGCACCGACACACGACCAAGCGAAGAAAATCTTCTGGAACGACCTCAAGGCGCTCACTCTTTCCGCCTCGCATAGCAAACCGCCATCCGAGTCCGACCGGATCATCTATCTGCCGAATGGCTCGGAGATCCACGTGTTCGGCCTCGACAAGCCGCAGCGTCTCGAGGGCAGTCCGTGGAAGGGTGGCGGCATCGACGAGTTCGCCGATGTGAAGGAGGGGGCGTGGGAGGAGAACATCTTCCCCGCTCTCAACACGGTCAATCCGCTCGACGAGGATTATCGCGCCTGGTGCTGGCTGTTCGGCGTGCCCGAGGGTCTGAATCATTACTACGAGCTTTGTGATCGAGCCGAGAATGGCACCGATCCGAACTTCAAGGTGTTCCACTGGAAGTCAGCTGAGATACTTCCCCTCGACGTGATCGAAGCCGCCAAGCGGGCCATGTCGAAGCGGCAGTTCAAACAAGAGTTCGAGGCCAGCTTCGAGACCGCATCGGGGCGCGTGTACGAGGATTATAGCAAGGACAATTACACCGACGCCGTGATCGATCCGCACGAGCAATTGTGCTGGTTTCACGACTTCAACTACACTCCGCTGAGCTCGGGCATCGGCGTGATCCGCGAATATCAGGACCGCAAAGCCCCTTACCTGCTCGAAGAGATCATCCTGACATCAGCGGTCTCGCGGCAATCGGCGCTGGAGTTCGTCGACCGCTACAAGGAGCACCGGAACCGCCACGTTCTCATCTACGGCGATCCCAACGGCAAGGACGGCGAAAAGCACGGGCAGAAGTCCGACTATCTCGAAATGGAAGCGGTGTTGCGGGACCACGGTTGGACGCACTCGCGGCGCGTCAACCCCTCAACGGAGTCGATCAAGGACGGACAGAATGCAGTTCGGGCGAAAATCCGCAATGCGGCGGATGAAGTCTCTCTGTTCGTCAATCCGCAGACGGCGCCCTGGACGCACAAGGCGCTCGCGACCGTCCAGCTGAAGAAGGGCTCGACGTTCCTCGAAGAGGACAGCGACTACCAGCACATCGGAACGGCCATTCGCTACTTCATCGATTACGAGTTCCCCGTGAAGGGGCGGGCGATGCAGCGCGTAGCGATCGGCGGGATCTAGGCAAACCTAAGAGATGCACACCGCTCCGCATATCATCGTCGCTCTCACTCGGGGATGCTGAATGGCCGGCGCCGCAATCACCTATAGCACCACTGCCACGAAGGGTGTCCGCACCACCCATCCCGATTATGACCGCATGTTGTCGGTCTGGAAGAAATGCCGTGACGTGATCGCTGGTCAACGGGCGATGCACGAGGCAGGTCCAACGTATCTGCCAAAGCTGAAGGACGAGAGCGACAACGATTATTCAGCGCGGAAGGCCCGCTCGGACTTCTTCAACGGTTCATGGATTACCGTCCGCGCATTCGTCGGAATGCTGTTCCGCAAGCCGCCGGCCAAGGACGTTCCTGGAGCTCTAGACGAGCTGCTGAAAGACGTGACCATGACGGGCAAGGAGGCTGAGGCGTTCGCCAAGGCCCTCGCTCACGAAGCGCTCGTCATCACCCGCTATGGATTGCTCGTCGATCACCCGCCTCTCCCTGAAGGCGTGAAGCCGATCACGGTGGCCGCTGCACGCGCCATGCGCCTCCGGCCAAAGCTGGCGCTCTACACGGCGGAATCGATCGACAACTGGAAAGAGCAAGAACCAGGCAAACCCGGTCAGTATGCGATGGTCAAACTGTGCGAGGAGCATCCAATTCCCGAGGATCGCTTCAGCCACAAGACCGAGAAGCGTTGGCGCGTTCTCGATCTCGATGAGCAGGGCTTCTATCGGCAGCAGGTTTGGCGGGTCAACGAGAGGGGTGAGGACGAGCAGGTCGGCAACGACATCTACCCGCTGATGAACGGCAGGAAGATGACCTCGATTCCGTTCAAGACCTACGGGGCTGACGGCGAGGAAGCGGTAATCGACGAACCCGCGCTGATCGACCTCATCGAGGCGAACGTCGCCGTCTATCAAATCAATTCGGACTATCGCCACGGCCTGCACTTCACGGGCCTCCCGACACCGGTAATCAGTGGCTACGTCAAGGAAGGCAACGAGGACATCTATATCGGCTCGACGAAGGCATGGGTGTTCCCCGATCCGAATGCGAAGGCCAGCTTCCTCGAGTTCAGCGGTAAGGGGCTAGGCGAGCTTCGCCAAGCTATTGTCGACAAGAAGCAGGAAATGGCGATGGCCGGTGCTCGCGCCATCATGGACGAAACCAACCGGGTAGAGACGGCCACCGCAACACAGACGAAGCGCAACGGCGAAAACTCTGCGCTAGCCAACGTAGCGATAACGGTTTCCTCGTCGATCGAATGGGCGCTCGGCGTCATGGCCGAATGGACCGACCAAGCGGCAGGCGAGATCACCTACCAGCTTAACCGCATCTTCCTGCCCGTGATGATGGATGCTCAGACGCTCACCGCGCTCATCGCCGCGAACCAAGCCGGCAAGCTCTCAGACGAGGAGCTGTTCGACAAGATGCAGCAGGGCGACGTGATCGACAGCGAGAAGAAGTTCGCCGAGCACCAGGCACAGGTTGAAATCCAGAATCCGGCACCCGCTCGGCCTACACCAAAGCCCGGTGAAGCGGCAGCAGCATGATCTCCATGACCGTCCCTCAGTATCGGCGGCGTGAATGCACGATCGATGGACGGGTGGTCAGCCTGAGCTGGCTGGAGAGCGAACTGCTCGCGCTGTTGCTCGTCACCGACCCCGAACGCGCGCTCGGCAAGTCGGACATCATCGAGGCGCTATACCCAAACCCTGACCTCGAGCCTGAATGTGCGGACAACCTCGTCTATCGCTATATCAACAAGCTGCGTCGGCATGGCGTTCCGATAGAGACCGAGTGGGGCTTTGGCTGGCGCATTTCCCGGCGCATCCGCGAGGTTGAACCGATGAGGCTGGCGGCATGATCCGCGTCACCCGCCACGCCTGCCAGCGCTATCAGCAGCGCGTCGAGCCGGTCACTCAGCGGGTCGCGAAGGCGCGCATCCTGTCGCACGCCAAGGCGCTTGAGGCGGCGGTGCTCATGGGCGCGAAGCTGGTGAAGCTCGGCGACGGCTCGCGGCTCGTGCTGAGCGGCTGCACCGTGACGACCGTGTTTGCAAAAGACATGGTGGCGAGGGAGGCGGCATGAGCCGGTATTTCACCCGTGCGGCCAAAGCCTACAAGCCAATGATCTGCGAGGATACGTGGTACAACGATCCTCTGCTTCCAGGCGTAACCGTAAGCGACCACGACGCGATTGACACTGGCTTGGTCGACGGCCGCGGCGATCCGATTCTCCGCGGACCGGAAAGCATGGGCTTCCACAATCCGCGAGAGCGGGCGTGAGCGCGAACCTTCGCCTCATTGCCATCAACGGCGAGCAGACGGCCCCGCTCGACGATCAGCTTATTGCGGGGTCGTTCATCGCATTGGGCGAGCAGATCGCGGCAGGTCAGATCAGCATCGAACAGGCCATTCTCGTCGCGGTGATCGATGGAGGCGTGACCTACACGCCGTTCGGGCATGTGACATTGGCTGAAGGGATTGGC